TCGGGCTGTGGTTGTAGCCGTAAGCACGGCAGCCATTCCCGGTTCGCCGGGAGCGTTCTGGATGCACGTGGACTTCGAGGAAGCGGCCTTGCCTACGGGATTCATCGGCAGCGACAATGCCAACCTAGTGACGGACCCCCCGCCCCCGCCGCCCGACCCTGACCCCGACCCGGCGCGGACCTACACCTTCACGCGGGCGGTGACGGGCACTGTGACCATTCCCGCATCGAGCATCACGCCGCCGCCAGTGTCCTTGGCTGTGAACGTGGGCGGCCAGACGCTCGGCCCTGTATCGGTAGTCGTGCCGGCCGTCAGTGTGCCTTCCCGGACGGAGACGGTGAGCAAGACGCTGAATTGTACGATCACCGTAACCGCGACCGCCATCTCGGAGGCTTGTACCGAGCAATGAAAGGGAATTATATAGATGACTCCCTTGGAGGTGGGGCATGGAAGTTAGGGGCGATATTGAACGCATGAATCTGGCTACCGGAGAACGATTTCAACGTGTTTCCGGTAACGGGGAAACACGCCTTGAGCCTTGCAACCACATTGACCACATCCGGCTAGGGCCGCTACCTTGGCCCACGCCAGCGGAGATGGAGCGTAGAGTTCAAGACTTAGTGGCGGCAGTTGGTAAATCTAAATTGGAGGAACGGAAAATGGTCCGAGCGAAAATGGTTTGCAGCTTCAAGGATGAAAAGAGCAAGAACGTTCATCTGTACCCTGTTTATACGGGTAGCGATGAAAACAAGCAGTTCTTTGCGTCAACCCCGGGCGGCACCGTAAGCCTGAACGTTTTGAATGACGCCGCTTTCACTCAGTTCGAGCAGGGCAAGGAATACTACGTTGATTTCACCCCAGCAGAAGCACAAGGGAGTTAAAGGGATAATTCCCCAATGAAACGCCTGCTACAAATCGCCTTGCTCACCGTGCTGAGCGCCTGTGCTCCGTCCGCATGGGCGCAATGCGCCACCACGGACTACGGCAACGGCGTCACCTGCAAGACGTTCGACATCTCCGGCAATAACAGCACCAACCAGACTTCCGTTACATTCACGCTGAGCACGACTCCATCCGCCGGGGACGCGGTGATCGTCGGCGCGGGATTCTGTCTTGATAGCGGCTGCGGCTCCGGGACCACCATGAGCGCAACCTTTACGAACGGCGCCGGAGATACGGTGCGCACGCCGACCACGAGTTGCCGCACCAACAACGTTGGTTCGCCGGGCTTCGTCTACCGCCAGTGTATTGCCGTCTTCTCGAACGTATCGGCGAACACCAGCTACACCGCAACGATCAGCGGAGCGGGCGGAAACTATCCCCGGTTCTACGGTGCCCTTATGTCGGGGCTCAATACCAGCGCCACTCCGTTCGACACCGATACCGTGTCCTGTGCGACCACGGCGGGCGGCACAACCATGACCTGCAACGTGACGCTCAGCCAGACAGGCATTGTTTTCGGCATCGCCGGCAATTCTGGAGGCGCGGCGTTTACGCCGGGCAACTCGTTCCTCGAAATCGGCGAGAGCTGCACCGAAGGAACCTGCGGCACCGGCAACCAGCAGCAGGCGCGTACCAACACCTCCGGCGCTACTAACTCCACGTGGACGCAAGCGTCTGACACCGCGATCGGCTTGGCCGTCGGCATCAAGTCTGCGGCGGCTACTGCCACGCCACGGCTAACACTAATTGGAGTGGGTGACTAAATGGGCGTTCCCTACCAGAATCCGCCGAGCACAGACCTCACCCTTGGATCGTCAACGGATTTCACAGACCACGCCGAATGGATGGCCGGAGCAGTCACAGCCAGCCAGATTGGCGCGCTTATCCATCACCGCGTGGCCGCCGGATCTGGTGATGCCGTCAGCGTCAAGGGCAGCGCTGGCCAGGTCTACGGATGGGAAATATTCAACCTTGGTACGGTGCCCATCTACGTAAAGCTGTTCAATAAAGCCACCGCTCCCACGCTGGGCAGCGATACTCCCGTGCTGACCATTGCCGTGCAAGCTGGCTTGTCCAATAGCCGCCCGGTTGGCACCGCTGGCCTAAATTTCGGAACCGGAGTCGCCTTCGGCATCGTGACGGGCATTGCAGACAACAATTCCACCGGCGTGACGGCAAGCACCGTGGTCCTCGACCTCTTCTACAAATAATGCCAACAATCTCAGTTCTAGCGCAGACCAAGTTCTGGCGCGAATGGCCACTGAGCGCCGACCCTGGCAGCTATGCACTCACCGGCCTGGCCGCGAGCGTGTTGTCGGGTCGCATGGTCACCGCTTCGCCCGGAGCGTATTCCCTTATCGGCGCCGATGCCGGCCTGTTTCGCGGCTTCTTCCTGTCCGTGGACTCTGGAACCTATGCGCTCACCGGGGCCACGGCAGACCTTCTCGCGGGACGCATGATTGAGGCCACCGCTGGAGGTTACACCCTCACCGGTACAGCCGCCTCGTTGCTGACCGAGCGCTTCCTGACAGCCTCCCCCGGCAGCTATTCCATCACGGGTGCAGATGCTCTGACTGTAGCCGGGCGCGTCCTGTCCGGCGATCCCGGTGCCTACCTGCTGACCGGTGCAAATGCGTCCCTGCTGGCCGAGCGCATGATTACCGCAGCGCCCGGCTCCTACGTTCTGACTGGCGCCGCTGCCACGCTGCTTGTGGAACGCATGTTGTCGGCCGGGGCAGGCGAATACCTCATCACTCCCGGCGACACGCTGCTGGTCTACACGCCAACTGGCAACTTTGTCCTGGTAGCCGACGCTGGAGCCTATATCCTTACCGGGGCCACGGCAGACCTTCTGGCAGGACGCGTGGTATCGGCCGACGCTGGCAGTTACACGATCACGGGCATAGATGCGGCGATGCTGCGCGGTTTCAATCTCACGCTGGACGCTGGAACATACGCGATTACGGGCAGCGTGGCATCACTCCTGGCCGACCGCATCCTGAGCGGCAACGCTGGCGTATACGACGTGACCGGCTTTGCGGCAACCGTGCTGGCCCAGCGTGCAATCACCGGCGAACCGGGAACCTATACCCTCACCGGTTCTGACGCCTCGATACTGGCCGACCGAACGCTGACGCTGGACCCCGCGAATTACACGCTGACCGGTTCTGCCGCTTCCACCGTGGCAGGCAGGCAAATTACGGCATCGTCCGGGTCATACGCGGTGACTGGCTCAGATGCCTCCACGCTCGCGGGCCGGGTGCTCACCGCTGAACCGGGAAGCTACGCGCTGACCGGTTTTGCCGCGACATTCGTTGCTGGCGCCGAAGTCATCATCCAGATTCTATCCGTGGCCGTGCAGACGATCATGCTTATGACGGCCAGCGTGGCATCGCTGATTTGGCGGCCGGGCGTTGCCGCCACAACCGACCGTGCCGTGATTAGCGAAGTGACCGTGCGACCGGTTATCAGGACAACGGTTAGGGTGAGACCGCAATGAGCACGCACCAACTATTCAAGCGGAATGACCAGGACATTGACGTAGTGCTGGTGAATAGCCGCGATAATTCCTTCATCAACAACGCCACGGTGTACGTGACCATTCTCAGTCCCACGGGAACCATTCCCACGGGCGGTGGACCGCTAACCGCCTCTTACTCTGGCCTATCGGACGGCCTGTACCGTGCCGCGGTGACAGAGGCATTCGACCCTGACCCTGGACCCGGCTACCAGATCAAGATCATCGCCACCACCGCCGCTGGAATCAACGGCGAAGGATACCGCCCCGCCTATGTGTCGGAAGGCGTGGCAGCCGGTAGCTAATGCAAGCAGGGAAGCTCCGTCACCAGATAACGTTCGAGGAACTGACTGGCGCACTTGATACCTTTGGCGCGGAGACGGACACATGGGAAGGAGTCAGAACCGTGTGGGCATCGGTCGAGCCGCAGGTCAATCAGGGTAAGGAATCGTTTACCACGATGGACCAGCTCCAGGCACTCGACATCTCGCGCATCACCGTGCGCCGGCAAAGCGTGCACGGCGTGACCGCCAAGATGAGGGTCAAGATGTACGACATCTTTCAGGCAACGGATCGCTATTTCGACATATTGGGCATACAGAACGTGGGCGAGCGCGGACGCGAGGCGACGTTGACGGTCAAGGAGCGGAAGTAGTGGCCTTCTCCATCCCCAACTTCTCCAGCCTTGCCCGTCAGGCGGGCATCTCGCGCTCATCGCAGCGGGCGCTCACGGGTTTCCACAACGCCGGTGACTGGACCACGGTGGAAGTACAGGGACTCAAGGAACTGGAAGCGGCACTGAACGAGTTGCCAGAAAAGACGGCCAGAAAAGTCCTTACATCCGCCGTGCGCGATGGGGCTGAACTGATACGCGCGCAGGCGGCGCTAAGGGCGCCACACGACCCGAGCGTAACGTTCGGCAAGCCATCATGGCGCAAGATGTTTCTCAAGGACGGCATCAAGAAGTCCATCTCCATTAAATCGCTGGGCGTGGCGGGAGCTATCGTCAGGGCCAAGATCGGACTCGACAAGAAGCACGCATTCTTTGGGCGCTACATCGAGAAAGGCTGGGTTCCGGCCGGCAGAATGCACATCGCCCCGCGTGCAACCAAGCACCTGCGCAAGATTACCGGCGACCTGTCGGCCATTGCGATGACGCGGCGCAACAGCCGGGCCAAGGATGCCGTTGCGACTACCACGAAAGTGAAGGCCCAACCGTTCATGCGCCCCGCGTTTGAGGCCATGAAGATGAAGGCTCTGGAACTCGTCAAGACTCGCCTGCGCGCTGGTATTGACCGCATCGCCAGGGAATCCTTCCGCAAAGCGACATGATTCAGCAGGACTTGGTTACATGGGTACAGGCGAACGCTTCGATTAGCGCCGTGATCGGCACGCGCTTCTACCCAGGAATACTCCCGCAAAATGCCACCTTGGAAGCGATTGTTTACAGCTCGTCCTCGCAGATTCCGGCCGTCACCATGCAGGAAGTGGGTGGCTACAACGAGGCGGTATTCACGCTGTCTTCGATGGCCGAAAGCTACGGCGAGGCCAAGCAACTGGCCAAGATCGTTCGCGCGCAACTGCACGGCTACCAGGGAACGATGGGCAGCACGACCATTCACGCCGCATTCCAGATCAGCGAAGACGATGGGTACGACCCGGAAACGTTGTGTTTCCGCGTGGATCAGGAATACGGCTTTCACTTCGCCGAGAGTTAGGAGATAGCCAATGGCAGCATCTTCTGTAAGGCCGGGGTACGGGGCAGTGCTAGGGCGGCAGGACAGCAACCTGACCACCATTGCCGCGTCTACAACGGGAAGCTCTACCCCACAATCTCGCACCCCGGCTTTGATGACCAGCATCACGCAGGGAACGGTCCTGTGCATTGACACGGCCAGCACCACAGTCAAGGAAGTTACCAAGGTAAACAGCGTAACAGGCAGCACCTTCACGAGCATAATTGAAAACAATCATTCAGGCGGAATTTCGGTTGCGCTTCAGGTAAGTGTGGCCGAATTGGTCGCCATCAACGGCTTCAGATTGCGGGCGGACCTCGCGGATGCCACGCATCTGAACTCCGACGATCAGTACCGGCAGTTCATTCAAACGATGCTCTGGGCTGAAGTTGACGTGGAAGGTAACTACACCGACGACGCTTCGCAGGTGCAGATTGTTACGGACGCGCAGGCTGGCACGCTGCGAACGTGGTCTATCGCGCTTGGCGGAACTCCCGGCGCGGCCAGCGGCAACCAGTGCGTCTGGTGGGCTAACGCTTACGTGGAAGACCTCGTTACGGTGGCATCTGTAGCGGACATTATTCGCTTCACGGCAAAACTGAAGATTTCTGGAAAGGCTTACCTGCACTACTAGCACGCAAACCCAAATCAGATTCGGCAATGAAACGCCCTGCGGTTAGGGGCGTTTTGTTTTGCCCAGGAGGAAAGAGATGGCTGCATCGGCTGCAAAACCAGGATATGGATTAACGGCTACGTGGGGCGGCACGGCCACGGAAGAGATCATTTCCATCAACGGCGTCGGTGTTGGGCAGATGGAGCCAGCAGAAGCGACCTTCATGGGCTCAGACGACCGATACAAGGAATTCATCTTCGGGTTGCTCAACGGCCCCGAAATCACCATCCAGATGAACTATCGCCCCAAGGCTACCGGGCAGCAGTTACTAACCACGGACGCGCAAGCTGGCACAGCCAAGTCACTGGTCGTAACCCTGCCCGGTTCGCTTGGCGTGTGGACGCAGACCTGCCTACTCACTTCGTGGGCGTCAGATGGCATCACGCCTGGCGAGCGGATGACCGGGACTGCGACGTTCAAAAACTCCACCGGCAAGCCCGTCCTGAGCTAATGCCTGTCGCGGTTAGGCGCTTCTGCGGTCAACCAGGTTGCCGGGAACTGGTTGACCGTGGACGTTGCGAGAAGCATCGTCTGGCCGCCCATGCAGCCGACCGGCAGTACCGCGGCAAGACGGCGGAACGGGGATACGGCGGACGGCATGTGAAATGGCGCAGGCTGGTACTGGCCCGCGATCCGCTATGCGTGAACCCCTACAAGATTCCCAATCACTACGTGCCATCCACGGTTGCGGATCATATCGTGCCGCTCAACCCGGACGGCTCGGGCGATTGGTCGCTGGAGAACGGGCAAGGTCTTTGCGCGGTTCCTTGCCACGCTCGAAAGACGCGCGATGACCGGACCCATGGCGCTTGCGGCCCTGGAAGGAGAGCGAATGGAACAGAGCATTAAAGTCGTCCCGGTAATGCTGGGCGGCCAGGAACGACACCTCAAGTTTGACGTGAATGCGCTTATCTCGTTGGGCGATGAACTGAATCTCAACTTTCTGACCAAGGACGCATGGGATTCGCTGACGAAGCCGGACTTCCGGCAGGTCCGCGCCATCGTCTGGGCGGGTCTGCTGCACGAGGCGCCGGAACTCACCGTCAGGGAAGTCGGCTCGATGATGGACCCGCAGAACCTGCAACCCGTCATTGACGCCTATCAGCAAGCCTTTGCCGCATCGGAAGAGACGCCCCCAAAAGCTCTGGCGGCAGCGGACTAAGACCCAGCCTCAAGTTTCTGGCGCATTGCCGCGTGCGCTACGGCCTGAGCAGGGAAGAGGTCGGCAGCCTGTCGCTGGGCGAATGGTCGGCTCTGGAAGAGGCATACAGCGAACGTGAGCACCGCGAAGACTACCGCATCGCAACGATGATCTGCCACATGTACGCCACGCAAGGTGCAAAGAAGATTCCCCAACCCCACGAAGTCATGCCATGGCTCAAGAAACCCAAGACTCCCAACGCCGCGCCCATCAGCAGGGAAATGCTTGAAGTGATGACGATGGCCCTCGGCGGGGAAGTGAAGGTAGGGAACTAATGGCCACAGTCGGCGAACTGATTATCAACCTCAAGGCCGGCACGGCGTCGTTCGCCTCGGACCTGAAGCGCGCCTCGAATCTTTCCTTCGACACGGCCAGGCAGGTCGAGCGGTCATTCAAGATCATCGGCGCCGCCGCGGCGGGCATGATTGCCAGCGCCGCTGGAGCCGCTGCCGTGATGGCCATGCGGGCAATCGATACCGCCGACAAGATGGGAAAGATGGCACAGGCCGCCGGAACCTCTGTTGAGAATTTCTCCGCGCTGTCATACGCCGCAAAGCTCTCCGATGTAGATACCGGCTCTCTTTCAACCGGCATGGTGAACCTCGCCAAAAACCTGTCTAAGGCCAACCAGGCCACGCAAGAGGGCCGCGCGGCACATTCCGCTCTGGGCACCCTGTTCCGTGGCAATGTGCCAGTGTTCAAGGACACCAACGACGCCTTTGTTGAAATATCCAAGAGGCTCGGTGAGCTGCCGATTGGCTTGGAACGTACAAACCTCTCTGCCCAAATATTCGGCAAGGGCGTTGGGGCGGCACTGATTCCCATGCAGGAAGGTCTCGCCGGTGCCGTAGAAGAGGCCAAGAAGCTGGGAGTGGTTATTACTGGCCAAGTCGCCAAGGGTGCCGAGCGGTTCCAGGACAACATCACCCGGCTGCGGGCTGTGTTGGATGGTTTAGTCATCAAGACACTCCCTGCCCTGATCCCACAGTTAGAAGCGGCCTCTAACTCCATGCTGTCCTTCGCCAATAATGCCGGGAACATGAAGTCTGCAACGGAACACCTTATCAACCTGGCCGGTGCAGCGCTGGTGATCTTCCAGTCATTGCGTGGAGCAATCGAAGTCATTGCGGCGGACGTGGAGTGGCTAGGAAAGAGTCTGGCAAGAACTGCAAAGTTCATTGCAGATATAGCAAAGACACCCTTTAACAATTCAAGGGCCAGTTCGGTGTTGCGTGACTACAACGCCGAGATGGACCAGATTCGTTGGGACCGGCAGCAGACGTTCGTAGAGGCGCTGGCGCGCATTCAGTCTGCCGCAGAGGGAACCAAGCTCGCCGTAGACGCGCTGAATCTTGGCGAAGCCTTCGGGCCAGCGTTGCCTGCGGGCCTAAACTCCACCGTTCAAGCGGCCGCTGCGGTAACCGGAGAGGGCAAGAAGGCGATAGCGGCACTGCAACTACAGATCGACCTGTACGGCCTATCCGTTCGTCAGGCTGCCATCCTCAAGGCTGAACGCGAGGGACACACCAAGGCAGAAGCGGCCATCGAGGGACACCTCGCCAATCAACTGGACCTCATGAATAAAGCCGCCTCCGCCATGCCCAGGGGCCGCGGCGGATTCACCGGCATCATGCCGGATGTGCAGGCACCGGAGTTTGCATTTGTCGCGCCCGAAATTGACATAAAGGCGCTGGGACTGGAACTAGACAAGCTCCCGCCGAAGTTTCAGGCGCTGCGACCGATTGCCATCCAGGTCCGCGAAGACATGGCGCAGATGTTTACCAGGGCCATCACGCGGGCCGAAGGTTTCCGCGATGCGCTGGGGAACATCCTGCAAACCATGTCGGAGATGATCCTGCAACTCGGGGCCATGCAGCCGTTGATGAATGCGCTGTTTGGCAACCAGCAATCCGGCTCCGGCATCGGCGGGATACTCGGAAAGATCGGCGGCGCTATCGCCGGGGCGTTCGCCGGTCCGGCAGCAGCGGCGTCTGGCGTGGGCAGTATTAGCATGAGCGGTGGCCCGCTCTGGCCTGGATTCGCCGATGGCGGTCACATCACTGGTCCCTCGTGGGTAGGCGAGCGCGGGAAAGAGCTGTTCGTGCCCGACTCTGCCGGGACCATCGTTTCCAACAATAAGCTGGGCGGCAGCATCACCGTCGCCCCTGTCTACAACATCAACGCGGCGCCGGGCACGGACATGGCTGGCCTCAGCCGCGTGCTCAAGCAGTCTGAAGATCGCACGGTAGCCAGAACACTTGCCATCATTGGTCAGAACGGAAGGCGCAGAGCTTAGCGAATGGCCATCTCCTTCCCGACAAACTTCCCGACAGTCACCGGGAACGGAGCGGCCGCCATCAATGGCGCACGCATCACGATGGAAGCATGGAACGTAGTCGCCGGTTCCATCTCCCCGTACACCCTACAGGAACAAACCTATTTGTTCCAGGGCTCGATGTGGAAGCTGTCCGTCAGTCTGCCGCTGATGACTCGCGCGCAAGCCGCTCCCTTCCAGGCGTGGCTTGTCGGCCAAAGCGGCAAGTATGGAACATTCCTATATGGACCGCCTGACAACACCGGCCTTCTTGGGAGCGCATCCGGCTCGGTCACGGTCAATGGCGCATCGCAGGTTGGCCGGTCTCTGATCGTTGCCAGTCTTAGCGGAACGCTCAAGGCGGGTGATTACTTCTCCGTGGGCACGGGCGCGAATGCTCGCTTGTACATGAACCTCGTGGACAAGACCGGCGCGGGCACGCTGGACATCTTCCCGGCACTGGACATTTCGCCATCGAATGGCGCAGCGGTCACGATGGGCGCCACCGCCAAGGGCTGCTTCAGGCTGGCCGCAAACTCCGTGCAATGGGATGTATCCGAAGGCTATCTCTACTCCCTTTCCTTCGAGGCTTACTCAGCAATCTAAGTGTCACGCAATCTGCACGCCAACACCGTGACCGAAATCACGGCGGCAGGGCTGCGTCCAGTCCTCTTCGTTCAGCTCTACTTTCCCTCCGGCTGGCTCTACCTGTGGAGCGGCTACGGCTCGAAGTCATGGAACGGCCAGACATGGACCGGCACCGGCAACCTGGGGAAGGTCTCGCCACTCACCGAGAATGCCGATACGGTAGCCGAGGGCGTACAGCTTTCACTCTCCGGTATCCCTGCGAGCCTGGTTACATCGGCGCTCAGCGAAGTCAGACAGGGCTCACCGGCCTACATCTACCAAGGATTCCTTACCTCAGCGGAAGCGGTGGTTGCCGATCCGTTCCTGTCGTTCTCGGGGCGCATGGACAGTTGCTCCATTGCCGAGGGCGCCGACACCGTAACCATCACCATCAACGTCGAGAGCCGCTTGCTGAATATGAAGCGTTCGCGCGAGCGGCGATTCACGCACGATGATCAGCAGATTGAATTCCCCGGCGATCTGGGATTTGAGTTTGTGGCTGCGTTGCAGGAAATGTCGCTGGTGTGGGGCGGAAACCAGGTACCCATCTCCAGCAACCCCGTGGGCGGTGGTGGCGCGCAGCCAGTGCCCGGCAATTTCCAGGGCAATAGTGGCGAGTGGTACGACGCCGAGGAAGACATTCCGGCATGGGACCAGCCATGAAACGCTTCGACACATGGCCGACGCAGCTTGAGCGGTTCATCGAACTGCGCCGGGAAACGCCTTTCGTTTGGGGAAGAAATGATTGCACCAGCTTCGCCTGCGATGCCGTCCTGGCCATGACGGGAGTGGATCTGGCCGCAGACTTCAGGGAGACATACCACGATGTTAAAGGCGCTTTGCGACTACTTGGCGATGGGGACGTGGGCGACCTGGCATCTCGTATCGCGCTGGTGAATGACATCAAGGAAGTGCCGGTAGCCTACGCGCGCAGGGGCGATGTGGTGCTCATCAATCAGCCGGAGCTTCCGGCGTTGGGCATCGTGAGCCTGTCGGGCGAAGACATCTGGGCACCGGGCGAGAAGCAAATCGAGAAGCTGCCGCTGTCACTGGCGGTCAGGGCGTGGAGGATTTAATGCCTCCCGAACGTCAAGACAACGCCAGCCTGAAAACGGAAGTTGTTCTGCCTGTCGGCTCCGAGGCCGGAGTACAGGTCGGTCATCACGTAGTCAAACTGAGCAACGCGGATCGAGACGACATTGCTTGCCTTCACATCCACGCCACCACCAATGGCAAGAGCGAAGCTGTTGTCGGTCACATTCACACCGGACAGGCCGACGCTGGCATGGGACACGCCGTACAGATTGTGGACGAAGCCTGTCACGGACGATCCACGGAAGGCGAATCTCGGGCCAGCCATGAACGAGAGTTGGTTGCAGTCAAGGCCACTACCGCCGCAATCGCTGCCCCAGTGACTGCCGATCTCCCCTTCAATCCCAATCACGCGGTTGATGTTTCCAGTAACCGATGTGCCGAAACCGTTCAGGCCGATGCGTTCGGAGCTTCCGAGGGAACCGCCGTCAAAACTGAGGTACGAGTACCCGCCGAATATCTCGGCGGCGGGCGTGTCTTGCGCTTGCATGGCAGGGGTACACAGAAACAGAGCAAGGACCAAGGCTGGGACAATTCGCATATTTCCTCCGTAGTTGTTGAGTTTCTACTGTGCTGCAACGACGGCAAGTGGGAGACCGTTTACTTCTCCAAGCTTTCCGTCAATAAGCTTTTGAAGTCTTTCTGTCGCCACGCGCAATCCGTGTTCACCACTGAGACCGCCACCGCTTTCAGCAACGCTTGTCCACAGTGGCTGGTCGCCATCGCCGTAAGCTTCCACGGTCACCTTTACCCACTTCATAACCGGTCGGTCAACGATCAGGCGAAGATGGTATTGGGCGGGAGACTTGCCAGAGGCAACCGCTACTCCCTTTGCTTTCAGGTGGTTTGTAACAGCATCCACGAGAGCATAAGCAACGTCGGCACTACTGCGCTTGGTGTGGGATTCGGTTCTTTCCATATCGACAAATACGGAGCGAGAGACAGTTTCTGCTGCTAAGGGCGAGTCTTTAGTGGTTGGTGCTACAGCCGTTGGAACCGGCTTTGCCGCATCGGTTTCAGGCCGTGGGTTTCGTCGCCATTCGGACTTTATCGCAGTGCAGGCGTCCTTCGCAGCATTGCCCAACACGGCGGTCGAGCCAGCGTAAATGAGGTCACCATCCCAGTCGTACACGGCTACCTTGTTGTCCTTGCGGGCGTACCCCTTTCCGCCTTCATGCTCTAGAACAACAACAAAGTCCGCCATGTCGGATCGGTTGTTGATGCGAATGGTAGGGCAGCGCTGGCTGAACGTTTTGGCTATCTCCGCGGATTGTGGCCTTGCGCCACCAGCGCGGCCAGCAACCTCCCACGACACGCTATCGGTAAGAAAGATGCGCGGCGAGCGGTCCTGCGACAAGGCAGGCATGGAACAAAGCAGGAGACCGAGGGCAGTAAGCACAGGTCTGAGCATGGGTAGAGCCTCCGTGTATCCGCACTTTATCACCAACGTAGCTAATGTCTAGACGAAGCGAAAGCGAAACAACGTGCCGCCGGTAATAGGCTTTCTAGGGCTGGCCTTCGGTGTTGGCACCGCCAGTGCAGCAACCGTAGCGCTATCCACCTTCATCGTCTCTACCGCCGCATCCATCGCCATCGGCCAAGTTGCCCGCCTGTTCCGCAAGAAGCCCGGCGCATCCGGCATCGCTGCCCAAGGTGGCACCGCTGGCCGTCAGGTTACATCCCGCCAGTCTGCCGCCGCGCGCCGCGTCCTGTTCGGCAAGCATAGCCGCCTCGGCGGCGTCATCACGTTTCTGGCCACCAGCGGGGCCAACAATCAATACATCCACCTAGCCATCACGCTCACCGGCCACCAGGTCAACTCCGTCAAGAAGATGTTCTTTGACGGCGTGGAAGTCACGCTGGACGGCAGCGACGGCGATCTCAGCCGCTCGGGCACCGGCTCATGGCTGAACTACGTGTACATGAATGCCAACCTAGGTACGCGTGACCAGGCAGCATTCAGCAACTTGGTCTCCGAGGGTATCGGCTGGACCACGGCCCACCGCCAGCGGGGATGCGCGGGCGTATACGTCAAATTGCTCTATGGCCAGAATCAATTCCCCAACGGCCTGCCCAATATCACCTTCGAGGTAGAGGGCGCGCTCTGTTACGACCCGCGCAGTGGAACCACCGCTTACACCGCGAATACCGCTCTGTGCGTGTCCGAGTACCTGACCAACGCCACATGGGGCGCTGGCTTCCAGACACGCGGCCTGATTACCGGCGGCATGATTGCCAACTCGGGCATGGGCGGATTCAGCGCCGCTGCCTGCGTGGATGATTCCGTCACGGTGGATTGCTGGAACACCGATGCGGCCAGCTCGGGCGCCACGGTCACCGTAGACCACGGCTCCGGCGTGACGCCCGAGTATCGTCGGCTAATACTTTATCTGGATGCGGCAGGCTGCACGGCCAACTACACGATCGAGCGATCGGACAACGGCTCCACATGGTCCACGGCAGCAAGCGGCTGCATCCCCGATCTCATCGGCTGGAATGAATGGTATCTGAATCCCAACGGCGGGCACCGCTACTGGCGGCTGCGCCTGACCAACACCCCTGGTGCCGGGGCGGATGTACGCGAGATGCAGTTCTGGTCCAGCGATGTTGACTCCACGATTCTGAGCACGGCTGCGAATGAATGCGATGAAGACGTAACGCTCAAGGCGGGAGGCACCGAAGACCGCTACACCTGCAATGGAACCTTCGACACATCCGAAACGCCCAGCGATGTACTGCCGCGGCTCAACTCCGCGATGGCTGGGCACTGCGTCTACTCAGCAGGGAAGTGGGGCATCTACCCCGGCGCGTGGCGTTCATCCAGTCTGACGCTCACAGACTCCGACCTGCGTAGCCCGCTGAATGTGCAGACGCGCAGCTCCCAGTCCGACCTGTTCAATGGCGTGAAGGGCATCTTCGTATCGCCCACCAATAACTGGCAACTGTCCGACTTCCCGCCCTACGTAAGCGCCACCTACCGCGCCGAGGACCAGAACGAGCCGCTATGGCTCGATGTCGAGTACCCATTCACCACGTCTGGCGCAACCGTTCAGCGCATCTCGAAGATCCTGCTGGAGCGCCGCCGCCGGCAGATCACCTTCACCGGCATGTTCAAGCTGAACGCCTACCAAGTGCAGCCGATGAATGTCATCAGCTTCACCCATTCGCGCTTCGGCTGGTCGGCTAAGACGTTCGTGGTCACAGCCTGCTCGCTGGTCTATGGCGATGATGGAGATGTCGGTGTGAATCTCGCCTTGCAGGAAGAGGACTCCACCGCCTACGACTGGACCGCCGCGACGGATGAAGGAACGCTGAACACCGTACCAACGCCCGACTTGCCGACCACGGCCTGCACTCCGCCCAGCGGATTGACGCTGACCGCCACAGAGGTTGTGCGTGCGGTGGATGGGGTTCGCACCGTAGGGATTCGCGTTGACTGGACAGCGCCGGCGGACATTTACGTAACGTCCGGCGGCCACATCGTCGTGCAGTATAAGCGCAATGCCGACTCGGACTGGATAACCAACAGCCGAGTATCCGGCGACCTGGAGAGGGACAATATCTATCCGGTAGCCGATGGCACGCAATACAACGTGCGCATCTGGGCCGAGAACATCTACGGCGTGAAGAGTTCCACCTTGAGCGACAACATCACGCCCACGGCCAGCGGGGTAACGCTGGAGCTTATTTCCGATGGCGGCGGCTACGTAAAAGGAACGCAACACACTGGGTCCGCCATTGTGGTGGACAACGCCAACTTCGAGGCTTCCAGCACCGCGGTGGACATCAACATCACCAACATCCCAGGCTGGTCGTATCTGGGCGCAGACAGCATCGTTGACATCATCGTCAGCTATAACACCACGACCCAACAGTCCGGCACGCGCAGCATCCGTATTCAAAATACGCTGGCCAACAGCGGGCTGGTATCGAAACGCACCTACAAGTGCATTCCGGGTGAAATGTACAAAGTGAACGGCTACGCCAAGGTCGCTGCTGGAAGCACCGCGCGCATCTGGATTCAGTATTTCGACGGCGGCGGCTCTAGTACTGGTTCCGCCGAGATCGAGACGACCAGCACCAGCTGGGTACTCATCTCCAAGGTGCTGACCGTGCCCACCGGCAGCGTGGCATTCTGGATCCGGCTTACGCCTTCCAACGCCAGCGGGGATGTGCACTTCGACAACATCGGATGCACGCGGCTGATCGACGCGATCGACGAAATCGCCGGCAAGACAACCGAGCTGGTCCGCAACCCGAATGTCGAAAGCGGCGACCGCGACTGGTCCAAGGGCACCGGATGGACCATCGAGGCCAGCAACCCGTATGACGGAACCTATGCGGGAAAATACACGGGCGCTGCCGATGCGGCCCTGACCAACGACGTTTACATCCCCATTCAGCTGGGGCAGAAGCTATACGCCTGCTGCATGATTAAGAAGGCCTCGGGCACCGCGACGCCCTGCGTAGCCATCGAGTGGTACGACAGCTCCAAATCGAGCCTGTCCTCCAGTCTGGGCAGCACCGTCACGGCAAGCACATTCACAGCATCGGAGGTGATTGCCACAGCCCCGGCGAGCGCGTTCTTCGCCAGGGTGAAAGTGCAGAGCCGGGCCACGGTGAGCGCTGTCATCTATGTGGACCAGTTCGACGTGACGCGACTGAGTGCGCAGGTCGCTATCGCAGGGTCGGCGACTCTGAAAACGGGAACTGGGGCAGGCGACTATACCAACGCTACCGGAAGTCCTGCGGCGATTGATACCACCAACCTTTCGTTAACCACAACCGTGCCGGTTGGATGGAAACTGATTATTCACGGCAACGCAGTAATGACCCACTCGGTCAGCGGAAACGGCGTCGGGCTGGCAGTGTACGAAGACAGCACTGAACGAGATAATAAGCTATCCAGCATTGTTACTGCCGGGCAATGGGAAGCGCTCGCCGTGGAATACATGCACGACGGAGACGGAAGTTCCCATACCTGGCGCCTGTACTCAACGGGAGCCGCTACGGTAACCATCAGCAATTCCTCCGCGGGCAGCGCTCCGAAGATGACATTCCTGATGGTGCAGAACGCATAGAGTGAATCCAGCCATCTGCGCGTTAACTTTGGTGCTGGCATGCGGCTCCAAGCCCGCCGTGTCTCTGAATGTCATCCATGCGGCGGCATCGTTTGCCGACACATTCACGACCCAGCGCGGCTTCGATGTCTGCCGCGTGTATGCCGGATGCATTCCAAGGCGACTGGAAGCCAACCCACTGACCCGACCGTTTCAGTCAAACGGACGCGCCATTGCCTACACGTCAACCGCGATGGGAGTGCAGGGCTTGTCCTACCTGGCCCAGCGCATGCGCACCTCGAATAACCGCGTGCTCAAGCGCATCTGGTGGCTGCCACAAGCGGCACTGTCTGGCACCTCGGGCTACCTGGCTTACCGGAATACGACACGATCCAACGCCGCCTTGCGCATGTGCGGCATGGGCTGTGTGAACGCTTTACGTTAAACGAGCAAACCCCTGGCCACACGCTCAACGAAGCTACCGCCGACTGGTCATGCAAGCCACCAGCAGAGAAGAAGTAACCGCAAAGGAGACGCGATGCCTGAAGCGATACAGCTGCACTGGATCACCGACGGACTGGCGTACTGGATTCTGTTCTGGACGCTGGTGAATGCTTTGCTACCGCCGAGGGAAACATTCGCCGCCGCCTCTGACTCTTTCAAGGCGCGCTACGAAACCGTACTGCGGCTGGTAGCCCACTACGGGGCACTGGACATTCGGCAAAAGATCGTGAACCTGTACCCATCCGTCAAGAAACCCGATCCACCGCAGGCCAACTAGGAGCCGTCCAGCCATGAGCGACCGCACGATCATGCTCATTATGATGATTTCGGGGCTGGTGACACCGGCCATCGTACTCATTGCAGCACTGAAGATGTGGTACGTCCTCGGGGAATATCGCCCGCATGCTCACACGGAGCGGGGCGACGGGGAGAGTCTCACTAAGGACGGCATCGCTTATCCCCGTAGCATGAAGAATGGCGACTAAGTGAAAACGCCGGAGCTGATTCTGCTCGCACGGGCGGCGGCCGCGCGCTACGGCCTGCGCGGGGAACTGGTGCTCGCCGTTATCGAGCAAGAGTCAAATTTTAACGAATTTGCCGTAAGGTACGAGCCCGCTTTCATGTCCCGCTACGTCTCCCCGCTATTTCTCAAGGGCGGCATGACGCCGACTGAAGCCTACACCCGCGCGATGTCCTGGGGCCTCATGCAGGTGATGGGACAGGTCGCCCGCGAATTGGGCTTCCGTGGCCATTTCCTCTCTGAACTGTGCGCGCCGATGAACTCGATCGAGTACGGCTGCATGAAACTGGCCGCGGGGATGAAGCGTCACGACGGCGATGAAACCAAGGCGCTGCTCGCTTACAACGGCGGCGGTCGGGCAGAGTACGCGACAGAAGTGCTGGCACGAGTTAACTCATACAAGGAGACGACATGAGCAATCCAATCTGGGACGGTTTGAAGTGGATTGGCAAGAACGTTTTGAGCGGCAAAATGGTGACGGCCTTCCTGCCGGTACTGCGCGGCCTGGCTGGCGCGACGGCTACGACGTTGGACGACAGGGCCCTGGACATCTATGAGGGCCTGGGCAACACGGTCAAGATGATGGAAGCTACCATCCCGGCCGCCATGAAAGAAGCCACCGGACCCGACAAGGCCAAGGCTGCAATGGTCGTGGTGGTGCCGATGATCCGGCTAGTGGAAACCGCCAAGGGCAACGAAATAGCGGACGAGGCTGAGTTCCTGGGCGCCTGCCTGGACTACATCAACGCCACGGTCCGCCTGCAAAAGAGCCTCAAGACCAAGAACTAAGCTAGTCGCCTGTACCGGATGGGGTTTTCCACAAAGACAAATATTCCCACACTTTCACCTTGACAGGTTTTAGCCACTAGGCGTAACGTGCGCTCAGCCAGTAACAACGCCCCGTAATGTATATGGGGATTCGGCAAGGTTCTGTAACATAAGACCGCCGAAGCGTAGTGCTGGCAGGAGTTGGTCAGCATGGCGCTTCGCTCACCTCGCAAGTCTCCAGGAACGCACGGATTCGCTGCGCTTCAGCGCAGGACACTCTCCGCCGCAGAACTTCAGCAGTTCCATACCTTCTATCTGGAAAGGGATTGCTCCCATCGTGAAATTGCTTCGCTAATCGGCGGCGTCAGCGGAGAAACGGTGCGGCGCGCGATGGCTGGCACCCGGCTGGACGCACGGACCGTTCATAAAATCGAGCGTTTCCTGAAGGGGTGCGGGGTTGCGGCGTAACTTCTCATCTTCGATCAGGATACGTGCGACCGTAGCGCCGGCGCATTCGTCCGCCAGTTCGTACAGAAGCGCGTTAACCCTCTTCACGATCAATGCCGCGTGGTTCAGCCGCGACAATTCAAAATCCTCCAACGATTCTTTGCTTGCCGACCGTAGAAACTCCACCGGGATACCGCGGGCTGGGTTGGGCATCGACTTCCTCCGTTTGGTGTGTGCTCATGGGCATTGAAAAGACCGCCAGTATGACCAGGCTTTCGCCGGAAAGCGCGGCGCACGTCGATTCCATCCGGCAGACCGCTTGGCCGATGCTTTCCGTCTCGCAGTCCATTGACCTGATCGTTGCCGAGCATCGCTTGCTGAGCACGTCGTGGATTGTTTACCGGATGCTGCTGGCGAAGCAACTGTTAGACCGTAATCGTTGTAACGGGGAGAAAGCGTCGTGAGGCCGCAGGCGTTTGGCGCGGTGGCGCTGCTGGCGGGGTGGCGACCATGAAGAGAAGCATCTACGAACCAATCGACAGCAAGGCTGCCCGTAAATGCGATTCCTTCATGTGCGTTACGACTTCCTTGATCGGCGGAATTGCCTTTGGCATCTGGCAACATTCGTGGACTGCTGGCGTATTTGCTTTGTTCCTGCTGGCCGCATTGACAAACATTGGCTGGGTAATCGAGTGGGGCAATCAGACAGAGAAGGGCGACCCGGAATGAAACCATCTGAACCAATCCTGATTGACATTACCCAGCCGGAAGAGCTGGGGGACTCGCTGGTGCGCTGCGTGGTCGAGGCTGTGCTGTTCGTGGCGCTGGTCGTAGAAGTCTGGGTGATCGCTGTCGGACTGTTCGGAGCGTGATGCCACAAGGGGACTTGAAATGAAAAGAAAAGAGCGGTTTCCCAAGTACGTATTTGCGAACTGGTTTAAGGACAACGATGGGAGCAAGTCTGTGAACGCTTTCGAGAACCAGGTAGATGCCGTTGATGACGACGGGACGACCGATGTAGCGACCTACGTACTGGTGAAGGTAAATCGCATTTCAAAGAGCATTCGTATCGAAGCGTGACACTCGGGCCGTGCTACTGGTCGGACTGGTCGGATAGCTGGTCGGAGGATGCACATGGCAACGGCAACTACGAATATTCAATCTGTAGAAGTTGAGGTTCGGTACGACCGCACGAATCAGTCCCAGCTTGCCAAGCAGGCCCCACAACTGTCTACGGAGTTGGCAAGCATCCAGATTCAAGACCAGCAATCCCTGGACTCTGCCAATCAACTAATTATGTCCTGCGACCAGTGGCTCAAGGCCGTAGATCGCATCATGGACCCGGTGCGTGACGCTACACACAAGGCATGGAAGGCAGCCATCGGTGCTCAGGACGAGTTTAAGGCTCCGGTACAGAAGCCGTTGGCCGTATTGAAAGCCGCCGCCGCTCAATTCATTGCCAACGCTCGCGCCGAAGCGCAACGGGAACAATTGCGGCTGGAGGCGGAACAGCGAAGGGTAAACGAAGCTGCTGCCAAAGAAGCAGCCGCAGCACTGCGGGCAGCGGGAGCATCGCGGGCGGAAATCAAACAGGCCAAGGAAGAAATCAGGGCCGTGCCTGCGCCGGTAGCAGCGCCCGCTGTCGAAGCCTCTTCGGGGATGGCATTGCGCACCTATTACTCAGTTGAATTGGAAAGCCTGGAGGCCTTCCTGCGTTACCTCCTGACTGATCGCACGCAGCTAATCATGTTCGCGCAAAGTAATAAATTCAAAGAGGCCGTCGAGACTGAGTTGAGGTCTGAGGCTTCACGACTGAAAGACAAATATTCGATACCCGGCACCCGCTTGGTCAAGAAGGCCAGCGGGGCATGGAGGGGATAGACGCGACTTATATGATGAACGAAACACAGCACCACGCGGAGACAGATGAGGTGGTCGTAGAGATACGGGACGGGGAATTCGAGCACGAGCGGTGCGTGGAGGAGGTGGGCGACGGTGAATAGCAACGTTGTGCCAATCGAGGCGGCTCCATCGCGCAGGCTGGTGCAGAAGCTGGCCGAGGCGGGACAGGCTATCGGCTGGATCGAGAAGTCGGGACGCAACCAATTCCACAACTATAACTATGCGACCGAGGCGGACCTAGTATCCAAGCTGCGTGGTGAACTGTTCTCCCGCAACGTGTTCATTTTCCCAACCGTGATTTCCGTCGAGCGCAGTGTCATCACTGTGCGCAGCATGAAGAATGGCCAGGTGAACGAGCGCGATACGGCGTTGACCAACGTGATGGTGCGCTGGACATTCGTGGACGGAGACACGGGCGAGACCATGACCTGCGACATGCCCGGATGCGGCGAGGATTCCGGCGACAAGGGCGTCTACAAGGCCATGACCGGAAGCGAGAAGTACCTGCTGATGAAAGCGTTTCTCATCCCGACCGGAGACGACCCAGAGAAGGACTCGCCAGTCGACTACCAGAGCGGCAGGGAAGCCGCAGCCGCTGTCGGCAAGGCGAAGGTCGAAACTCACAAGGCCAAGCAGGCCGGAGACGATTCAATCGAGTTCGTGATGGGTCCCGCGGGCATGGTTCACCTCAAGGGAGACAAGGGATGCAACCTACTGCGGTCCAACGCGCCCGAAACGGCGCTGGTGCTCATGGTGCGCCTGCCAAAGGCTAACTGCTGGGCAGTTCCCAGCGAGAAGGCGCTCTCCTTCTACAAGCTGGCGCAGCGCCATGACATCAAGGTGGGCGTCTCCAACGATGACTTCGAGGCCATCGAGGAAGCGTCGGTGCAGACGATGGCCGCGCCGAAGGCCAACATCCCTAGACCCGACGGCCTGTCGGATAGCCTAGACGCGGCGATGGAACCGGTGCCGGGAGCCTACGAGGCAACGGACGACGATATTCCCGGCGTTGCCCCGCTGATCCTTGGCGTGAAGTCCATCAAGGGGAAATTCGTAGTGCTCACATGGGACGGGAGGGAACGCTCGTGCTGGCACAAGAGCATGTGGCCGCTGCTCGCGGAGAATCAGAACAAGCCCGCGCAGCTCGTGTGCGTGGACAGCGCGAAGGATGGCAAGACGTATAGCAACATCGAGGGACTGAAATCCCTGAGTGGCGTCGAGTACGAGAAGGCCGACGACGGCTCGTGGCGACCGGTGTTGCAGCAGCATTTGCGGTGAAGTCGGAAGCGCCCAGGTAGGGGGTGAAAGATGAATCGTGTTGAGTGCAAAACACAAAAGGAACTAGATACTGCCCTGGAAGGCGGTCATATTCCGATCTTGGTTGGCACCGGACACTTTGTTCTTAGGGGCACCTCTTGCGCGGAACTTCACGAATCGAGCCGCGCGGAACTTCACGAATCGAGCCGCGCGACACTTTTCGGATCGAGCCGCGCGACACTTTTCGGATCGAGCCGCGCGGAACTTCACGGATCGAGCCGCGCGGAACTTCACGAATCGAGCCGCGCGGAACTTCACGAATCGAGCTGCGCGACACTTTTCGGATCGAGCCGCGCGGAACTTCACGGATCGAGCCGCGCGACACTTCACGGATCGAGCCGCGCGGAACTTCACGGATCGAGCCGCGCGACACTTCACGAATCGAGCTGCGCGGAACTTCACGGATCGAGCCGCGCGACACTTCACGAATCGAGCTGCGCGGAACTTCACGGATCGAGCCGCGCG